TATGCTTGGTCATATGATGGTGGCACAAAACAAAAAAACTTTGAAGATTTACGTGAGATACGTAGATCTTATGGTACACTTATAGAGGAAGACTAATGAAACTCGGACAAACACTTACAAAAATTAAAGACTGGGACAAAGCAAAAGCAAAATGGTTTCAAGATAAATTTAACTTGACTGACTATCAAATGCTTTGTATCTCATTTGCTAAAGGATTTATTATTGGGGCTATTCTATTATGATTTTTGCTGTTCTTGCTGATGCTGCGAAAGCATATAATGATATATCTTGGCCAGATGCCATACCATTTTTGATTTGTATTATAGGACTTTATTGGATTAAAGTTAAAATAGACACAAGAGCAGGAATAGGTAAAAAGAAATTAAGACAACTTAAACAAGTTATTAAAGAAGCAATTGATGAAACGATTGGATTAGAATGAAACTCATTTATAAAATTGGTATTGGTGTGTCGTTGACATTGAATGCATTTGTATTCATTGTAAGTTCATATGGACTGATCACTTTTGATTCAAGAGTTCAAGAGAATCGAAAGTTTCTTATTGATACTATTAAATTAGAGGTAGAGAAACAGATACCGAGATCTTTACCACGAGTCACGGGTGAAGTTTATGTCCCCAATAAATGATATTCATATTCATGATGTGAGTGTCCCTCACGTACATCAATATAAAATCCCTTATACTAATATACCTTTACAGAGAGTTCCTGTCACATTACAGATTGGATTTCCAATAGTAGAGATGCCGGGCTGTGTAAAGATGCATAGGGATAATAAAGATCATATTACTCGTCTACCCTTTGATAAAGATCTTGTGAATCAAGATCCAAAAGGTTCTACAACTTTGTGTCCTCATGGTGAGTATCCATCATATGATGCAATGGATTATCAACCAGAGAATTTAATAGTCACTAGAGAAACACCACCTCCACCTATTGCACCTCCACCAGAGGTTGATGCACCAGAGGTTCCTCCCACTGGTGATCTTGGTGGAAATGAGGAAGTACCATGTCCCGGCCCCGGTCAATTAAGAGTTGGTGATGTAACTCAATCAGGTGATGAAAGAGTTGTTGGTCATCGTCTTCTTGAGGATGGTAAAACCTGTGAGACATTGTATGAACCTACTACACCAATTGAAAAATATGTGCCACCTCTAAATCAGGTAACATCTGTGACTGCACTAGCAGTTGTGGCCACAGCAGGTGCTGCTGCGACACCATTATTGATCCGAGTAATAAGACCTGTGATAAAAAAATTATGGACTACAATTCAAAAGAAATTAGGTAAAGATGTTAAGGAACCAAGTCGTGAGTTGAAAAGGACTAATGCTTATCGTGAGAAGAAGGGTCTACCACCCTTAAAGAAATAATAATTGAACGATCCATCAATCGCATTTAGTAATTTTGAAGAAGACAAGATTACAGGATACGAACCTGCTCTTGGTGGAAAACTATGCGAAAAGGCAGTATGGGTTGATGAGGAAGAGTGTATCGGGTGTCAATATTGTGTGCATGTTGCCTCTAATACTTTTATAGTTGATGAGGAAAAAGGTAAAAGTAGAGCAATAAGACAGGATGGAGATAATTTAGAAATAATTCAAGAGGCAATAGATACCTGTCCAGTTGATTGTATTCACTGGATTAGTTTTGAGTCTTTATCTCAAAAGTTTTTAGATCTGAAGCAGTCCCATTTGCAGGAGGAGTAATAGTTTGTATCGAGTGAGTATGATTTGGTAGAGTTCCGGGTGGATTAACTAATACAACATCTGCACATACAGCAAAGTATGGTGAATTTTTATGGAACATGATACCGGCCTTCATGAGTTCACCACAATTTTTTAATCTAGCAATCTCAAAATCTAATCTTTTATTTGCAGTTTGTTGTTGCATGTATGCGATATTAGCAGTTGCTGCTTCCTTACAAAGTGCCTGTAGTTTTTTATCTAATGGTTTAGACCATGTTGCAGAGACACCAACTGAGAGTGTACTACTATCTTTCTGTCCTGTTCTTGTTGGTTTATAGTATAGTATTTCACCGGGATTATCTGGTACATCATCATTGTTAGCATCTACATTATTATAGACCGGATCCAAATAGGAATCTTCATAAGGTCGCTTGACTGCAATATTTCCTGTTACGAAGGGAGTTACGTTCATTGTAGGCCCTTGACATGATATATTATTTCCGTACGTATTCGTAATATATGGGCCTTGTAAAACTTGTATTGCTTGATTGGTCACTGAGCCAGATGAGTTGGCCACTGGATTTGCTGTGGCAGAGACACCACCTATATCTGAAGCAAAGGATGGTGTTGCTGTTCCAACTGTGAGACACAGTGAGATTAATTTGAGAAGACGCTTGTTGTGTTTGTTACGCTTTGGATAGTGGTCGTACGATTTATGATCGTATGATTTTTGAGGCCAGGCCCAGAATATGTTTCTGTGAATTGAAATGCCTGTCCCGGATTCACTACTGTAAAGTTTGGTTTGTTTTCGAGGTCTAAACCTGTCCATGTCGATGTCACTCCATTCAATGTATTACTACCAGTTGATGTGGTAGGTGAAGATATAGTTGTTCCATCATGTTCTATGTTTGTGCCTGTTATAACGTGTTGATAGCCTGTGTCATATGACATCGAATTTATTGTCTCCGTCACAGTACTAGTCGTTTCCGTGTTGCTCGTCATTGAGCCCTGTGTGAAATTTGGCACCACGGGGACTGCCCTTGTCGCAGGTGCAAGCATGACACTTGCACAAACCGCACTTAGGGCAAAGTAAATACGAATAGTCTTTGTTTGGATCCCAGTCATCTATTCCTTCACAGTGTACCACGTTTCTAGTCAATAGTCAATTCGTTTACGAACTGTCCAGTAGCCACAGTACCTGCACCACCTGCTGTTAGAGAAACAGCACCTGAAGTCAAGATTGTACCGGCTAAATCACCAGCAGTTCCAGAACCAGTAGATGTCTGATTACTAAAGTTTGAAACTGTTCCTGCTGTTGGTGCTGATGTTGCTAGAGCATCACCTTGAGTGAATGTCTGGCTAAAGCTGAATGCTGAGCCTGCTGTTTTCTGAGTTGCTTCTAAAGATGGAATTGCACCAACACCTGTTGATATGGTTAATGAACCAATACCATCTGTCACAGCACTACCACCAGAAGTATATGAGGTGTCTACACCTGTTCCTGATACAGAGTATGATGTTCCAATTCTCTCAACCTGAGTTGCAGCCGCTGCAACGCTTAGTTGAACACTAGAACTCAATTTATGAGTAATATCAGCCATCGCAGGAGAACTAAATCCTGCTAAAAATAATATAGGTAATAGTTTCTTCATCTGTAAATCTACCTATTATGTAGCTGTATTTAGCATTTGCACATTTAAAAAAGTATGCTATACTGTGGAGGTATATATACTAAACGAATTCTTTATAACATGACAGATTCACAGACCCATCTAAAATCCGCCATTGAGCAACGAAACTCCATAGTTAAGGAGATTGATGAACTCCAGAAAGCAATTAATACAAAACGTGAACTAGGACTTAAAGTTCAAGGTATTATCGAGTATCTTGAACAAACAGGGGTAAAACTTCCAGAGGAAGATGCACCTGCAGAACCGGCAGCAGAAGCAGCAGCAGAACCAGCTGAGGCAGAAGTTGCAGAATAATACCTTATTATTATGATACAACCAAGCACAATGAGAATCTTTTTAGATTCTGCAGATGTTGAAACAATACGTGAGTATTGGTCAACAGGACTTATTGATGGTGTAACAACCAATCCTACACTTATAATGAAGAGTGGTAGGAAACCAGAGGATGTTTACAGTGAACTTATTGATATGGGTGTTCCCGATATCAGTATGGAAGTTGTAGGCAACTCATTTGAGATGATACAAGAAGGAGAGAAACTTGCATCAAAGTTTCAAAAACACTGTACAGTTAAAGTTCCTTGTACAAAAGCAGGTCTTCTTGCATGCAGACAATTATCAAGAGATGTCATTCGTGTAAACGTGACTCTTATATTCTCAGCAGCACAAGCAGTTCTTGCTGCGAAAGCAGGTGCTACTTATGTTTCTCCTTTCGTAGGTAGACTCAATGATAACTCTATGAATGGTATGACCTTAATTAAGGACATTGCTGCATTATATAAGGAACAACATCATTTCAATACAGCAATACTTTCTGCATCGATTCGTGATGTGAAGAGTGTTTCTGATTCGTTTGTGGCTGGTGCAGATATTGTTACCATCCCACCAAATGTTTTTGAGAAAATGTATGGTCATGCCCTTACAGAGAAGGGTGTTCAGATCTTTGATAAGGATTGGGAGGATGTAAGAAGCATTCTTGATGGTCTTATCACTGATCCCGCTTAGTTCGGATTTCAACACACTTGACAAAAATCTAAAGAAAGTGTATACTAAATATCATTACATATAACAATGGGATCGAAAGATCGTGCCCCTGCGTAGAATGTACAACCCCCTTGTCGAGGGAGTTGCCATCCGCAGGTTTTTTTTGTGCTTGCGAGATAAATTAAAATCAAATGTCTATTAAAACAACAATCGCAGCCGCTGCTGCCTCTCCATTCTTATTCGCAGGTGCTGCGTTTGCTGGCCCATACGTGAACATTGAAGCAAATGGTTCATACCCCGATGGAGCATACACTTCTGGTAACGTAGAAGTTCAAGTTGGATACGAAGGAGCAACTACAAATGGTATCAATTGGTACGCATCAGTAGGCCCAACAGTTCAGCACACAGAAACTGCTGATGAGTTTGGTGATGTCGAAATCGCAGGTTACTTAGGTGGATCTAAAGGTATCAACGAAAACGTTGGTGTCTATGGTGAGATCTATGGTGCAACTAACGATGATGACTTAGACCTATCTGGTAAAGTTGGCCTTAAGTATTCTTTCTAACTAAATATCTTTAGTTCGAGATGGATCAGACCTCTGCATTGCAGGGGTCTTTTTTTATGCTAGTAT